TACAGAAACTATGATAGTTCTGAGTTCGCTGCAGTAAGTCCATTACTTGATGATGACGATGCTCTTGAAGCATTATGGAAGAAACAATTCTCTCTCGCAGAGATTGTAGCTGCCGATCAGTTCAAGTCATATGAAGATCTTAAGAAGAGATTAGAATATGTTCTTGGAAGCAAGAGACCTGCACAAGACCCAGATGTCTTTGATGAAGATAATGATCGTGGTGAAGCAGAAGAGTTAGTAACTGCTGCTGTCTCCGCACCTCCAACTACCTCAACGGTAGATAAAGAGGAGGATGATGCATTATCCTACTTTGCGAAACTCGCAGAAGAATAATTATACAGGAGGTCAAACGACCTCCTTTTTTTATGGTAGTGTTATGTAAATATTTTCTGTTTGTGCTGTTCTTTCGTCTATGTATTCTGATGACTCAGCATAAGTCATAATATCTCTTATATCAGTTAAAAATTGTTGAATGTATTCTTCTCTTAAAATGTAAATATTTCTTTTTTCATCATTCAATCGAGTTTCATATTCGTAATTACTTATTCCAACAACAGGATTTAAATTTGCAGAAACATTATCTGGATTTGGTATTGTAAAATCACTATCTACAACTTTTCCCTTTGGTAAAATTAATTTACCATCAGCATTTTTTACCTCTTTTGTTTCAAAAAATCTAACTGAATTTAAAGATTCACCATATTTTTCTTCTGCATAATTATATAAATCATGGTTACTTAACGGCCATTCATTACGAACATTTAAAATACCTGCCACTGTTAAGACTATCCAATCAAATTCTGGATTACCATACAATTCTTCTGCGAGAGTATCAGGTCTTGTACCCTCTCCTATTTCATACTTTTCAAATATAGTGAAATTATTATGTAAATCATCTCTCAATTTTACTCTACGAAAAACATTCTTCACTTCAATATAATCAAGTGAAGATCTTTTTTCTTTTAAAAAAGAAGGGTATCTTAAATTTGGTAATTCTCTGAAATATCCCATGTTAGTATCCTACTGCTCTGTTTCCTGGTTTTGTATCATAATCAACATCGTAAATTGGTTGTAACTCTTTGAATGATAAATCCATCTGCATTGATACAGGAGTTCCATCTTCATAAGTTGAATATACACCATCAGCTGTGTATGTTGTTTGCATATCAGTTAAGAAGCATTGTTTAAACTTGTGTAAGAAAGGATGATCTTTATTTCCACTACGATATCTTAATTTAAATATGTTTGGTGTTCTAAGGAAGAATTGACTACCATTTGCTACACCTCCTTGTGCTTGTGGAGCCATGTTTCTCTTAAATGCTCTTATAATTAATTTAACTTGTTCTGCTTCTCTTTTATTACGAGGAGTTAATTTGAATGAGAAACGGAAGTTTCTAATTGTGACATCACTGAATAGAAGTTCCATATTTGGATTTAATATCTCACCATTACCTCTTGCTAATAGTTGATTTGGAGTTACGTTTGCACCAAAGATATTAACTGCCTCTGCCGCTAATTTCTTTGTAATTAAATCTGCTGCTGTATTTAAAGAAGTGCTTCTATCACCACCTAGTCCTGATTGTAAACCTTTTTGCACATCATCGTTAAACGCAGTTAAATCAAATCCTCCTTCTTGCTGTGCAAGTTTAGATCCTATCCCTTTCATTGCTTCTTCAACTTTTGATACACCTAAAGCTGCAAGACCATTTAATTTTGAATCCCCATAGACAACATTATTACTATCTTGTAATTGTGCTGGTATTGGAAGTAATATTGTACCTGCATTAATTAGTGGTTTACGAGATAATCTGGCATTTGCAGTTCTTCCAGCACGATTTGTGACAATATTACCAGTGACATAACGATCACTACCACCTGAACGATTTACATAAGAACTACCGATTGCTTCATATCTTTCAATATCTATCTGTAAGTAATCAGCATGTTCTGTAAGTAATTCAGCTGGGTATCTTAATACACCACCCTGTTTTTTTCTACCATATTTTGAGAGTCTCTTTCTTTTTATATCTTTTAGACCAGTGCCAGAATTATTTTTATTGTCTTCTGATACTTCTAAGGCTGAACCATCAAATTGAGGAAATCCATCTACTTTTTCTCCATTTAAAAATTGATCAACTTGATTTTGATTTTCTAAAACTGGAACGTTATACTCTTTTATTTGATCTGTTAGCCATTTATTATTTTCATTAGCATTATCTTCATTCTTAATTTGATTTACAGCATTGTTGAAAGATGTTTCAGGTTTTATAGTTAAACTATTATAATCAACCTCTATACCACCAGTCACACCCTCAGCTTTTCCCCACACACCACCAAAGTAGACGTATGTTTGACCGTCTGGTGCAACAGTAACTGATCCTGGTAATGGTTCTGACATATATCTTTTTAGTTATTTATACGGAATTTTGCAAATGGTATAGTATTTAGATCTTGTAACTCCTCATTTGTAACTTGATAGAGTTGACCTACCACTTCTTGAAAGGTATATGAACGAGATTGACCCCAATGAAAGTTGATACCTTTGAATCCCCAATCAAATATATTCGTGACTGCAACCAATGGATTTTGATCATATCGACCAGGTGTTTTTGGTTGGTACACAAATACATATATCTTACCTATTTCAGGTATTGATTCTTGACTTTCACCCAAGACATCCATGATTTCAATCATGAGATCATCAGCATCTTCTGTTCCAAGAAGACCATCTACTAGTGGTGCAATACGACTCATTTGATTCCTAGTTCTTTTTCAGTCATCACTTTAAATTCCCACAAACGATCTTCACAAAACTCTGTTGCTGCTTTCCATTTTGCTTGGTTCTTAGCGTATTCATAGACTTCTCTTAAATAATTCTTAGTCTGTCTTTTGGGTTTTTTTGGTTTTTGTGTTTGTTTAAGTGGTTTTACTTCGATTAAATATGTTTTAACACGACCAGTGTTCTCTTGAACCTTGATATAAAAGTCAGGAAAGTATCTGTGAACTCTATTATCAACAGGAGAACGATAGGGTAGTGCAATTTCTTCACTTCCCCATTCAAGTATTTTCTCATTCTTGTCACAATAAACCATGAATTTTCTTTCCCAAAGTGATCTGTATATAATGTTTGTAGGATCACCTTTATACTTTCTGGGATAGGAAGGATAATATTTTCCTTTATATGACATAAATAGAAATAACAATCATACTTATTTAGAGTGGCAGAGACACTAGTAAAACCGTTTAATATGGCAATTGCCAATCGTCTAATGGGACCTTTGGCACAAACAAACCATTTTTTGGTAACAATATCCTCATTAACACCAGAAGTTGAGGCATATATTCAAAATTATAGTGATGCGTCTGATTTTAGGAGATTTCTTGCTGAAAGGGGTGGTATATTATGTAATGATGCAAGTTTACCAACAACTTCATATGCAACAGCAGAGGTAAAAGATAATTTCATGGGCATACCTCAACAATATGCACATACAAGAATCTATACAGACATTGATTTTACTTTTTACGTTGATGAAAATTATACATTATTAAAGATATTTGAAGGTTGGATGGAGTATATTTCAAGTGGTTCTAACCGTTTAATGGAGCAACAGACGAAATCATATTATCGTAGGATGAGATATCCTGACTCTTACAAGTGTAATACACTGTATATCAATAAGTTTGAGAAAAACTTTAATAGAACTATGAGATATCAGTTTATTAATGCATTTCCAAAAAGTATGTCATCAGTTCCAGTGAGTTACGGACCTGCTGATATATTAAAAGTTACCGTATCTTTCAATTATGACCGCTATATAGTAAGAGGTTAAAATACCCATATAAATAATTTTAATGAATTGAAACATTATGCCATTACCTAAGATTAATACTCCTACGTATGAATTGACCTTACCATCTAACGGAAAGAAAATAAAGTACAGACCATTTTTGGTGCGTGAGGAAAAGATCCTTATCATGGCACTTGAAACTGAGGATCAGAAACAAATTACATCAGCAATCATTCAAATATTGACTGCGTGTATAATGACAAGGGGTGTCAAGTTAAATGAACTTGCAACTTTTGATATTGAATATCTATTTTTAAATGTTAGATCAAAATCTGTTGGTGAGACAATTTCTTTAAATTTAATTTGTCCTGATGATGAGAAAACAAGTGTTGAGGTTTCAATAGATCTTGATTCAATAAAGGTCAAAAAAGACAAATCTCATACAAATACTGTTAAACTTGATGATAATCTATCACTAAAATTAAAATATCCATCTATGAAACAATTCATAGAGAGTAATTTTGAAGCAGGTGTTGAAAGTGTCAGTAATACAATGGATGTAGTTATATCGTCTATTGATATGATTTATAATGAAGAAGAGAGTTGGAATGCATCTGAGTCAACAAAAAAAGAACTTGAAGATTTTATTGATCAGTTAAATACTAAACAATTTAAATTGATTGAAAATTTCTTTGATACAATGCCTAAGTTGTCACATAAGATAAAAGTAAAAAATCCTAAAACAAACGTAGAATCAACCATATTGTTGGAGGGATTGGCAGCTTTTTTCAACTAGGTATGGCTCATACGAATCTTGAGTCATACTATAAGACAAACTTTGCCTTGATTCAGCATCATAAATACTCTTTAACTGAGATTGAAAATATGATCCCTTGGGAAAGAGAGATCTATATATCATTATTACAACAACATATTGAAGAGGAAAACTTAAAAGCACAACAAAGAAATGGATAAATCATCTCCCGTCTTTGAAAATTTTGAGAATAAAATGGCTGCTATGAGTGGCAGACCAAAAATAAACAGGAGCACCTTTAAAATTGGAGCAGGTGGTCTTGAAGGAAGAGTCGCCAATAATGAAAAGAAGATTACTACGTTAAAAAATATATTTAAAGCACAAAGAGCAGAGATTGGAGAAAAGATAACTCCAAAGGTCAACGTATTAGAAGAGTCATTAATCAATACAAATTTAATATTAGCAGATGTCGCTAGACAACTAGAAAAAGATTTTAGCAATAGAATAAAAACTGAAAAACTTTTACTCTCAAAAGAAAGGCAAGATAAATTAGATCGAAAACGTGAAGATAAAGAGGGAAGAATAGAGACTAAAAAAATAGGTAAGATAGCAAATTCGATAGGAAGTACAATAGTCAAACCATTTTCAAGTATTTTAGATAAGTTGCTTCAATTCGGACAATTATTCTTGGCAGGTGTTGGTGTTAATGCAGCATTATCATGGTTGTCTGATCCTAAGAATATGGAGAGATTTAAAGGTATTCTTAAAGCCATACAAGATAAACCTCTCATTGCATTAGGAACTCTGGGTGGAACATTGTTCATAATTAACAAAGCCATTTCTAGAACGTTCGGTGCATTAAAAAGTTTTGTAGGACAGATATTTAAATTTATAAGAAATCCTAAAAAATTCATAACAGAATTTGGTCCAAAAGTATTAAAATTAGGAAATAAAATTGCGAATGAAACTCCTACAAAGTTTTTACTAGGTAAGGTTGGTCGAAAAGTTGCTGAAAAAACTGGTTTGAAAGCTTTTGGTGCAATACCAGTTCTTGGTGATATAGTTGATCTTGGTGTTGCAATTTATAGATTCAGTCAGGGAGATATAGCAGGTGGTTTCTTATCATTAGGTAGTGCCATCCCATTTGTTGGTTGGGGTTTTGCAGCTCTTGATATAGCAAGAGAATTTAATGCACCATTCTTGAAAGGTTCAATCTTAGATAAGAAGAGATTTGATGCTCAGAAAGAAAAAGAAAGGGTAGGGAGTAAGAAAGATAGTAGGGCAGGATTTACAGGAACCTCTGTATCACCAGGTAAAGAGTATAGGGTAAATGATAATGGTGAATTGGAATATTTCCAACCTCTTGTACCTGGTAATGTTTTTTCATCTACACAAGTAGAAAGAAAGTTAAGAACTGAAAGTGGTGCATCATCATACACATTTTTGGAATTGCCAATGCTTAATAGGACAAGTAAAAAACAAATATCACAACCAGAACCTGGTGATAGCACGTTATCAGAAAATCCAGATATTACAGGAACACATGGTATTAATCATTTTATCTCTGAATTTAATATAATGACCGAGTTGGGAGAGAAAGTATAATGGCAGTTGAAGATAGGGCAAAAGAATTAAATTCTCTTGCAGAAAAAATAAGAGGTTCATTCAATAGATTTAATTCACAATTAAAATCTATATCTGATAAAAGAAAAAGAATGTCTAGAAACGTAGCAGAAAGAAAAAAAAGAAGATCAAAATTAAAATCCACCACTTCAAGTTTTGGTAAATCAATAGGCAATATAACTTCTAATGTATTAAAAACACCTGGTGATATTTTTGGTAAGGTAATATCTTTTGCATCTTTATTTTTACTTGGTGCATTAGTAAACATGATACCTCAAAGAGAACAACAAGTAGATAAAAATCTAGAAAAGACAAAGGAAAAATCTACAAAAGTTGGCAACTTCTTTATAGGGATGGTTGATGCAGTAAAAGGTTTTTTTGGTAGTTTTGATAAAACAAAGACAACTGCTGATAATACAATAGTAGGTGTAAATGATTCATTTGAGGAAGCAAACAAAGAATTTTCTGATTTAGAAAAAAGTTTTGAAAATTTAAATAATTCTGATAACATAACACCTACTGGTGGATCAGAAGATGATGTAAATGATGATGATAATACTGATGATGTAGATAGAAAATTTAAAAAACCAAATACGAAAGGATTTGGTGCTTTAAAAAGAGATAGTAGTATAAAAAAGAATTATGAAAAGGTAACAAAAGAATTTATTGATACTGAGTCAGCCTTGATAAGAGACAGCGATCTTGAAACTGTGGTTCAGATACAAGGAGATGTGGTGCCATTTAATCGAAAACAGATACTAAATAAAATTGAAGAAACTTTAGGTCGTGGTGATTTACAGTTTGGAACTGGTGTTCAAGACGGAAAAGAAGTTATTATTATAAGTCAAAAAATTCTTGTAGATTAGTATGTCATTCGCAGGTCCTTCAAATTATAAAACTCTTCGCATTGATAAGTCTAATGCAACAGAAGGGATTTTTGCCTCAGCTGTCGAATCCAGTACAGGAGAGATTGATTCATTAAATATAGGAAACACAAAAACTGCAGAACTTGAAGGGAAAACAGTCCAATTTGATTATTTTGAAAGTCTTTATTCTCCAATGATCACTGCACAAACCACCATAGTTGATACTGGTGATTCTGCAACAGATGAGAGAGATAACTTAGGCACTATTAGAGATGCTTTTCCAATAGTTGGTGATGGTACAGAGTTTATAACTTTTGAAATTGTAAATGAAAGTGGAACATTAAAAGCAAAGGAACCAATGGTTATCACTGGTTCTCCAATTACATTAGATCAAAATCAAAGACAAGTTCTTACTTTACCATTAGTATCCAAATATTCAATTGACACTGCAAGTAAACCAAGATTAAGTTATTATGGAATTGGAACCCTAGATGAAGCAGTTAAAAAGATATTAAAAGAAAATAATTTACCTTTTCTTGACAAAAATATAGAAAAATCTAGCACATTAGATAAAGTAGAGGGAAAAAATGAAACTCCTATTGATATAATATTTCATTTAACAAAGAAAACAAAACCAATCACAGGTGCACCTGGTTTTTTCTTCTACGAAACTCAGGAGGGATTTAATTTTAGATCAATCGAGGGTTTAATTAAACAAGGTATGGAGGATTATAATAATAATAGCACTGATCGTACATATACTTACTTTAATAATAATAGAACAGACCCAAGTGCGGAAGATAATTACAAGGTGGTGGGGATGCCAATTATCAAGAGAGATCAAAATCTTCTCACTGCTCTCAAAACTGGTGTTTATAATGTTCGTATACAAACTAAAAATCTACTGACAGGTCAGTTTACCGACAATGTAGTAAATCTTCTTGATAAAAATTCTACTTATCTTGGAAACAAACCATCTATCAAACCAAATCAAAATGAGACAACTCCATCAAATTATGCTCGAACTTACAGTTATGTCTTAACACCAGGCAGTCTTGATGAGGGAGTTAGTACAAAAATTACTAACAATCCAGCTGAATATGAACCACAAGCAAACATGAGATATGCAATGTTACATTCACAAATAGTTGAGATTACAATTCCATGTAATATTAGACTTACAGTTGGTACAGTAATCAAACTTTTGATTGAAAATGTTACGAGTGGAAATAAAACAAATCAAAGGGAGAATCCAACTCGTAGTGGTTTTTATTTAATTTTGCATCTTCATCATAAATTTACTCCCAAAAAATCATATACAAAATTAACCCTTGCCCGTGATACTTACGGATTATATACTAGTAGCAAATGAGTTCACCAAGAGATACACCATTTACTAAAACGAATAGTAAATCAATATATGGAAAAACCCCACTTGAATCTTGGGTTGGTACTGTTGTGGCTTATGATTCTCAGAAAGAACAAATTGAAGGTGGTTGGGGATGGAGATATAAAGTTAGAATCATGGGTGATAATACAAATACTGATCAAATTACCGATCAGCAACTAAGTTATGCATATGTTTTACTTCCTACCACTGCTGGCTCTGGTGGTGCATATAAGATGAGATCGGTCAGAATTAGTCAAGGTGATTTTGTTTATGGTGTTCGTGGTGGTGGTGCAGGTGCTCCAACTATGATATTAGGTGTATTCCCAAGAACAGCAAGTCAGAGTTCTGGTGATGGTAATTTTAAAAATCTTTCTGGTTTTTATGGATCTCTTGGTTCACCAAATAAGACTCTAAGTGGTGAGTTTAATGAGCAGAAAGGACCAAACACACCAGGTGTCAGTGCTTTAGACCCAAAAGAACAAAACCTATCTAACAGACCTGATCCATCACCACTATTAAGCACAGTCGGAGTTGATCCTAAAGATGATAAAGTCATTGATAATTTAGAAAAAAATGTACCAAAAACAAAACCAGAAGATACTCCGTGGAAAGAAGGAGATCCAATAAATAAGAAACAAGTTCTATACATTTTAAAAAATTGGGATAAGGATAAAAAAGATCCTGATGAATTTTATATAAGAGCTATGATTAATGCAGCATTTGCACAAAATATTTTTACCAGTGCTTCTCTTAACGATACAGCTGTTAGAAAAGTTACTAGTGGTGGTAGTGGATTAGATATCATTCAAATATTGTTTCCACCAAAAATCCCAGTAGTTTCATCATAAATAATACAGTTATTATATCATATGACAGCATTAACCCTAGCAAATTCACTTAAATGTACCTCAACAGATGCGACTGGTGATGTAACTAATTCATTGAATAAGTTTCTGAACAAAATCTCTGAGGGACTTGGTGACGCTTTTGAATTTGTTGATGAATTAGAAGAAACTGTGTCTGACATCGCTGATAGCATGGAAGGACTTACCACAGCTATGAGTGACTTTTTGGAAGAAAGTGTGGTTGGTTTTGTTCAAGAGGGAATGCAGGCTGCAAAAAACTTCCTTCTTAACAAGTTTAGTCTCCCTTTTGCTGGTTTAGCACAAAACAGTGCATTTGAAAATGCAATGATGTCTCCTCTCAACGGACTCTTTAAGTCTTTTGGTTGCCTTGGCTCTACAATTAAGAAGGCAATGAAAAATACAATAAGGAACATGTTGGGTAATATGATCAAAGGTGGATTTACAAATCCGATTGAATGTGCTGTTCAAGATTTTGTCGGCGGTCTTATGGGCAAAATCACAAATATGGTGAGTGGAATTATTGAACCATTAATGGCTCCGATCAATTCTATGTTAAGTATAGTTGGAAAAGGATTTGGATCAGTTAAGAGTTTTCTTCTCGGTGGTTTGAATATTCTTGGTAAAATTCAAGGATTGATTAACTGTGCTGATGATGAGAGCAGTGCAGAGTGTCATGTTGTTGAAACCTATGATTTATTTACAGGACCAGAAAGTAAAAAAGATGATGCGGATAAGCAAAACTTTATATCAAGAGGACTTGATAAATTCACAGAAAAAATAGAAAAAGCAGGTGATAATCTTGATGGATTGACAGGAGACATTGGAAACTGGGGTATATTTGGTGGTAAAAGAGAAACTACAAGAGAAGATAGATTAAAAGAAATTGATAAAGAACTGGAAGAAGTACGTGGTGATTATCCTAGCATTGCTGATGTAGATGTTGAATTAAGGAAAACACAGGCTGAAGCTGATAGAATAGCAGAAGAGTTAATACAAAATAATGCCAACCTTAATAGAGTTGGTGATACAAGTTTTACCGCTTCTAGACCATTCATAGTGATAAGAGAGAGATTGACAGATGAACTTAACGTACAAACTAATAAATTAAAAAAATTAGAAGAAATTCTTGCTACACATAAAGAACTTAACAGACAAAGAGCAGCAGTGTTTAAAATGGAAGCAGGTGCAATTATAAAAGAGGATCTTGGTGGAACCGCAGCAGAGAGAGGTGACATAGATCGTGAAGAGGCAGATTGTAATTCTGGTAATGTCTTTAAGTGTGGTATACCAAAGGTAAGTATTTTTGGTGGAAATGGAGAAGGTGCTGTTGGTGATGTCATTTTAGGTAACTTTATTGAAGAATTAGACAAAACTATATCAAAAACAGAGTATAAAAAGGTTGTAGGCACTAAAACATATGCAAAAATAGGTGATTACTATGTCAAAAAATTTAAAGGTCAAGGAGGTAGAACTCAATCTAGATATCATGTGTTGCAAGAGAGTGGTAAGATAAAAGATTTAGGTAGAAGTGGAAGACCTAGTGGTGGTAAACAATTTACAAAATCGGAGATAGAGGCAACAGCTGCTCTTATTAAATCTGGAAAGTATGATCCTGCATCAAGAGTAGAACAGATTGAATATGTCAAAACACAGGTTGGTGGAAGTATAATTGAGGATATTAAACAAACTGGTGGTATTATTGGTGTAGATATTACATATCCTGGTGAGGGATATACACAAGAACCTCTTGTGCGTTTTGAGGACAATTGTAAACAGGGATATGGTGCTTATGGTCGTGCTGTGATAGATAAAGATCCAAATTCACCAACTTACGGTCAGTTAACTAAAGTTTTAATTATATCAGAGGGTGAAAACTATCCAGTAGAAGCACCAGAAGATGTGTTTGTTGATGAAATTGTTGTTGAAGACGGTGGTTCTGGTTATACAATGGATGACACAATAGAAGATTTTGAAATTTGTGGACTTGACGAGAATGGTACAATCACAAAAGTATGTACAAATGATAAGGCATATCGAACTTTACCACCCGTTATTGTTCAGAGTCCAACGGGTAGTGGTGCAATATTAACTCCTGTAATGACACGCAAACCTAGACAAATGGAGGTAATAACTGTTATTGATTGTATTACTCCACGAGGAAATATAGTTGGATACGTAAATGGTAAAGAATATAATGGTCCTTTCCACGTTCATCCAGAAACAGGTCAGAAGATGGTTGGTATAGCACATACAACTAGAGCTCATTCTACAATATATGATACTCCACAAGAAAGTTTGAGAGGAGGAGCTCCATCATCAAATGTAGGATCGACACGAATTAGAACTAGAACTATAAGTGAACTAATAACCGAGAGTGAAACACAAAGTCAAATAGATGATACACCACCAAGCACACCACCAAGTACATCACCAAGCACACCACCAAGTTCACCACCAAGTTCACCACCACCAAGCACACCACCAAGTTCACCACCACCAAGTTCACCACCAAGTAGTGGTGGCGGTGGATATGGAGGAGGATACTAATGTCAAATGAAGCCAGAGTTTTAGACTCCTTTGGTCCTAATCTTGTTATAGAAACTAATGGTCCTGTTGGTGTGGGTGGTGGATTTGCTTATCAACTTTACTCTATAACTAAGAAAGGTTCTACATGGCAACAAGCATTGCATGAGAGTGGATTAGCAACCATGGCTGCAAGCAAAGGACTTGAAATTCAAACAGGTAAGAAAAATAAAAAGGGTGATGTAAGTTTTCTCGCTATGGCACATCATGGTGATGTTTGTTTAAATTCTAACTCAGGTTGGATTAGAATAAAGGGTAAAAACATAGTTTTAGATGCAACAAATGAATTACTATTACAGGGTAAACATATCATACTTGGTAATGCAAATAAAACAACAGCAGATACTCAACTTCTCGCAAGAAAAATTGAAATTAATGGTACAAAAGAGGTTAAAATCACAGGTGCAACAAAGATAACAAAAGAAAGTGGTAATATTTTTCTAAAAGCATCACATCATAAGGTAATGAATGGTTTAGCTAAGGCTGCATTTATTCCTGGTCAATATAAAGTAGGTTTCGGATTACGAAATCTTACTTTGGGAGATTTCTAATGTCACAACTTCCAAATTCCCCCGATCTCGGCAATCAATCTCAATCTGGTGATTCAGTTTTTGAGAATGTCTGGGTTTTTGGTAAATTAAATTACACTTTTGAAAATGATGATTTAGGGATAAGGTCAATTGATGTTAGAGAACCATCAATTTTTCAAAAAACTGTAACTGCCACATCCTTCATTGGACCTGCAACGCAAGTCACAGTTGAAGATGAAAATGTAGATACAGAATGTTTTCCAATATTTTCTAAGAATTCTACTGGTAATGTTGAAACAAAAACAGGAACGACCCTCAGATTTAATTCATCAAATGGTACTTTAAGAGCAGAAAAATTTTCTGGTGATGGTTCGTTACTAACAAACATACAACCAGGACAAGTAACAGGAAACAGTGTATTTGTAGCTGGCATGATCATATTATGGTCTGGTGCAGAAGTTGATATTCCAACAGGTTTCACCCTGTGTGACGGAACTGCTAACACACCTGATTTAAGAAGTCGTTTTGTTGTTGGTGCTGGCACTGGTGGTAGTTATTCTGTAAATGCTACGGGTGGTTCTGCAGATGCAACATTAGTATCTCACCAGCATGGTCCTGGAAGTTATTCAACATCATCAGATGGTGGTCATACTCACACTTATAATTTTAGGTCAGGAACAGAAAGGGCTGATAATGATGAGGATCATCAAAGAAATAGTGGTAGTCAACAATATAATACAGGAAGTAGCGGTGCTCATACTCACACTATCTCAGGATCATCGAGCACTGAGGGTTCTTCTGCAACCAATGCAAACTTACCACCTTACTATGCACTTTGCTATATTATGAAAACATGATATAATATAGTTAATTAGATTTTTTTGATGGATAGTTTTGTAAGAAATATTGAGGATAGACCAAAAGGATCTATTAAAGATTTTATATACGTAAGAGATAATACATTATCAGAATCTTTCTGCAACCATGTTATTCAAAGATTTAATCATGATGGAAGAAAGCAAGATGGAGTAGTAGGACATACTAGGGTAGATAAGAATGTAAAAGATACAAAAGATATCAAAATAAGTGGTCTTGATGATTGGGTAGAAGAGGATAATATATTTTATGAATCTCTTAAAGAGGGTTTAGATGAATATAATGAATATCTTCATGAGATAAATGAAGGAATTTGTAATGCATTTCCTAATACTACTTTTATTACCAGTGATACGGGATATAAAGTACAAATGTATGAACCAGGAGGAACTTATCATTGGCATCACGATTGGTCAATGTCATCTGATCCTGTAGCATCTAGAATTTTTACATTTATGTGGTATTTAAATACTATTGACGAGAAAGATGATGGATATACAGAGTTTGCTGATGGAACAAAAATACAACCTGTGGTTGGTAGACAAATCTTTTTTCCTGCAACTTGGACTTATATACATCGTGGATATCCATCAAAAGTGAATAAATATCTATGTAATGGTTGGATATTTTCAAGACCATCTGAACCAATGGAATAGATCAATGACTAAAAATGTTGTAGGAATAAGTGGAGATATGACTCCTTCAGATAGAAATTTGAAAGATAATATCACCGTAATACCAAATGCTCTTGATAAAGTAAAAGCACTTACTGGCAATACTTTCAAATGGAAATCAGGACATCCTGATGGTGCATTAGTAACAGGACATGATGATGTTGGTGTTATAGCACAAGAAGTTGAAGCACTTGGATTATCTGGTATTACTTCAACTAGAGATGGGTACAAATTTGTAAGTTATAAACGATTAATACCTATAATGCTTGAAGCAATTAAAGAGTTATCTGCAAAGGTTGATGCAGGCTAAATATTATGGTTTTAAAGAAAAAAATGGAGAAAGAACAAACTCCTATCGAAAGATTGCATGATGATATCCGTCGTGCTGTAGATAAAATTGAAGATGATATGGATGATATTGTGCGTATACACTGTCACGAGAATGATGATGCAGGCTAAATAATTTACCTGCGTAAAACTTGTGTACAAACTCTCCACTAAATTTTGCTGGTATGATGACAGTAAAATGATTGTCAAGATGTTTTTCATCAATGGGATGCCATTTACATTTGATGAATTGCCTTTTGGACACATATGGGATGAACAGTTATGCCAAGTTGCAGATGAAAACCCATGTTATGATCCAGAGTATATGTACAAAGCGTATGGATACTTAATGTTAGAGGAATTACATCCATTATATTTTCCAGTAGAACTAGAAAATCCAGAACTTTTACCTGACGATTTAGAGTATCTCTACGAACAGGAAGAATTTACCTAACTAAATACATTATAGCAATATTTTGGCGAATATAAGAAGATGCCTCTTAATAAACTAGAGAATTTTATAAAGAATACTGAAGGTCGTATTCTTTATGTGAATCCAAATGACATTGATTCTACTGATGCGATCACGAATCAAGGTAATTCACTTGCAGCACCATTTAAAACCATACAAAGAGCTCTGTTAGAGTCTGCTAGATTTTCATATCTACGAGGATCAAATAACGATTTAATTGAGAGAACAACAATATTAGTATATCCAGGCGAGCATGAGATAGATAATAGACCAGGTTTTGCAATTAAAGATGTGAGTGGAACTGCAACAGCAGTGTCTCCCTCTGGTGCAGAGACAGCGGCACAAACAACTCTTGCATTAGATTTAACATCCAATTTTGATATAACACAAGAAGATAATATTTTATATAAGTTTAACAGTATTAATGGTGGTGTAATTGTACCTCGTGGTACTTCTATCGTTGGACTTGATTTAAGAAAGACAAAGATAAAACCAAAATACGTTCCTAATCCTACTGACACTACAGTCGCTTCAACTGCAATATTTCGAGTAACTGGTACTTGTTACTTTTGGCAGTTCTCTATCTTTGATGGAGATGAAGCAGGTTTAGTATATACAGACCCCATTGATTTCTCTGCAAATAATCAATCAACACCAAGTTTCTCACACCACAAATTAACTTGTTTTGAGTATGCTGATGGTGTTAACGTAGACAATCGTTTCAGTCTGACTGATCTTGAAATATATTATGCTAAACTATCAAATGGATTTAATCTATCATCTACAAGAGATATAGATCAAAAATATCCAGCATCAACCGATGGATTTGCTCCACAAAGACCTGAGTTTGAGATTGTTGGTGCGTTTGCGTCAGATCCACTTTCTATATCTTCACTTATCTGTGGTGATGGTGCGACACCAGGTAATGTTGTTACAGTCACGACATCAACACCACATGGATTGAGTAGTGGAACACCAATTAAACTTAAAAATGTATCTACTCCTGATTATAATATCTCAACAAAAGTTGCAAGTGTACTTACAAGTACACAATTTACTTATTTACTACCATTTGTAAGACCAAATTTAAAAGCAACTCCTGACTCAGTAGCATCTGCAACAATCACAATCGAAACTGATACTGTTTCTGGTGCATCACCTTATATCTTCAACGTATCATTACGTTCTGTATTCGGAATGAATGGTATTCTCGCTGATGGTGCAAAAGCAACTGGATTTAGAAGTATTGTTGTAGCACAGTTCACTGGTATTTCATTACAGAAAGACGATAGAGCATTTGTAAAATATAACGAAACATCAAGAGCATATGAAGGTATAACAATACAACTTTCAAAAGGTGCTTCATTATCAAAAGAGTCATCATCACTTGACCCATCGACTGTCTATCACTTAGATAGTGATGCGATTTACAGAAGAGAGTGGCAGACAGCACATATTAATATGAAGAACGATGCAATCATGCAGATTGTGTCAGTGTTTGCGATTGGATTTAATAAACACTTCAATGCAGAGACAGGTAGTGACGCATCAGTTACTAACTCCAACTCTAACTTCGGACAGATTGCACTTACATCTGACGGATTTAAGAAGTCTGCATTTACAAAAGACGATACAGCATATATCAGTAATATTATTACACCAAGATCAATTAATGAAACACCTGTAAATGTTGATTGGCAGTCACTAGACGTTGGACTTACTACATCTGTTGGTATATCAAGTCACTTATACTTGTATGCATTTAAAGATTTTGATGATAAACCACCTGTAATCATTCAAGGTTACAGAGTTGGTGCAAAATCTGATGATGTCTTATCACTAAATGCTGGTGGTAGTGTAAAAACTGCTGAGATCAACATGACTGATAGTGTTGTAAGCACAGGATCATCAGTTATAAGTGGTACAAATGTAAGTATAAAAGTATTCAGAGTTCAATCTGGTCCTTCATTCATACAGAATGATACAGGAAACTCTAACATATTTACAATCGGAACTCATACATTACGAACAGGTGAGAAAGTTCGTGTGTTTAGTGATGATGGTGATTTACCAGAAAATATTGAATCAAATACAGTTTACTTTGTAATTAGAATATCATCAACAGAAATTAAATTAGCATCATCTGTGACTAATGCACAGAATAATGTTGCGATTACAGTTTATGGTGGTACAAAATTATTTGTAGAAAGTCGTGTATCAGATAAGTCATCAGGTGATATTGGTTCACCCGTACAGTTTGACCCAATCAATAAGAGTTGGTTTATTCATGTAAATACAGATAATACTATCTACCCAGAATTATTATCTCAGGGTATAACTGGTCTCACAGAAAAAACTATTGTTACTACAATTTCAAGAACTGTTGATCCAAGATCATTAGATGAAAGATTATATACAGTCCGTGTTGTTGTTCCAAAAGAAGCGGCAAACGCAAAAGACCCTGATGATGGATTTGTTATTCAAGAATCAAGTACAAGTGGTGCGAGAGCAAGCACTGATTTTTCACTTAGAACTATTGATGCGAGTGATGTATTCTTTAATCGTAATCCAAGATTTATCAGCACTTGTTCTGCATCCGCATCGACTGTTTCAGTCAGAACTGAATTACCACATAACTTAAATGTTAGTGATAAAGTCAACATTGTAAATGTTAAGAGTACTACAAACACAACAGGTGTCGCTAACTCAGCATATAATGGAACATTTGAAATAACTGCGATTACAAATGACAAAGAGTTTCAGTATACAACAACTGATACTGATGGTAAGGTTCATACCACAGGAGATTTTACAAGTGATACCTCTGATAGAACAGTAAATCTACCCAGATTCCAAAGAAATGATTTACAATCAAACTTATACATCTATCGTAGTGAAGTAATCAGTCAATATATTAAAGATGTACAAGATGGTGTCTATCACTTATATGTTCTAAAAGCAGACAATACGATTAATACTGAGTTTACAGATCAAAAATATAGTCAAAATGTTACTGATTTATATCCACAGCAAGATAAGGATAACGAGAATGATAATCCACCAGCATCAGTTTCATTCGCACGTAGGACACCAATAGGTGATGTTGTAACCAATAGTCTTAAAAATAGTATTACCAGAGAAGCAACAGATAAGTTAATACAAGACTTTGGAAAAGGACTTAAAATTACAAGTATTGACTCAACAACAGGTGTCTCCACACTTACATTTGATAGAGAACATGGTTTAAGTGGTATTGTTACATATTCTGACTTCACTGGAGGAACAGGATATACAGATGGTACATATCATAATATCAAATTATTCAATAGTGGAACATCAACTTGGGATGGTGCAACTGGTAAAGTAACCATATCAGGTGGATCAATCATTAAATTTGATGTTACAGATGGTGGATCTGGATATCTCGGACCAGAAAAAGTCGAATTTGATCCACAATTTATAGGTTCACCATCTATCGGTGCAGCTGCAACATTTACAACTGCTGGTATTAGCACAAACGTGGGTGATGTTTTACAAATCACTGGTATTGGTACACTGACAGATGGATACTTTAGAATATCATCAGTCCCCTCAACTAGGTCAGTTGCAATTGCAAAGACAGGTGGTGATACATCATTCTTAGCAGGACAATATGCTCTTAATTTAGGACCAGCAGTATCAATCGTATCTGATGATTTTGAATCTGTAAGTGGTGTATCTACATTTACTTGTAGTTCTGCTCATGGATTAGTAATTGGAAGTCCATTTAGAATTATTGATAGTTCTAATAATAAATTGGGTGACTTTACAGTTAAAGAAAGAGTTGGTATAAAAACATTCTCTGCGAAGACAGATGCAAATCTTAATGGTGCATTTGTATTACCTCATGGTATGAGCGCTGCTGATGCAACCTCTGGACCTGATGGAGAAAACATAGGAACAAGAGGATTATCATTCTTTGATAATGAAACACTTACACTTACAGAGGACTTAACAACTGGTTCTCAGATGAAGGTTGTAGTACCAAATGCAGGTATTGGAACCGCATTGAGATTCCCACTTGGTTCTTATGTTCAGATTGACAACGAGATAATGAGAGTCACCACATCAGAATTATCTGGTAGTGGACTTGATGTAATTGGTGTTGTTCGTGGTGCATTAGGAAGTCCAAAAGAGGATCATTTATCTGGATCACTAATTAAAAAGATCACACCAATACCAATTGAATTTAGAAGACCATCTATTATTCGTGCTTCTGGACATACATTTGAATATATTGGTTATGGTCCTGGTAACTATTCAACTGGTTTACCACAGGTTCAAGTCAAAACACTGACTGAAAGAGAAGAGTTCTTAGTTCAATCACAAGAAAGATCATGTGGACAGGTTGTTTATACTGGTATGAACAACGAAGGAGACTTCTTTATTGGTAATAAGAGAGTTAGTTCTTCAACTGGACAAGAAAAAACATTTGATGCTCCAGTTCCAACTGTAACAGGTGAAGATCCATCAAGATTAAGTGTTGTATTTGATGAAGTTGTCATTAAAGAAAGACTTAAAGTTGAGGGTGGTACATCAAGAACTATTCTATCCAACTTCGATGGTCCTGTAAACTTTAGTAAGGATGTTAGATTTGATGCACTAACAAATATATCCAAGACATTAACATTATCACAAGGAACACAAGCACTATCAGTAAGTTCAGGAGACTTGGTTGTTTCAGGTGGTGTTGGTATTGGTAAGAGTGTTTACATTGGTGGTGACTTAAATGTTGCAGGAACTGTTCTTGGTGGTAATCTTCAATTCGGTAATATAAGAATTGCTGAAGTAGATGATAATACTATTGATACAACCACTGGTCCTTTGATGCTAAACTCTGTATCTGGTATTACATCAGTCAGAGACAATCTTCAAGTTGACAATAATTTAACAGTTGATGGTAACGCAACTCTTGGTAATGCTACAAGTGATGCAACTACAGTATCTGGAACTCTCGCAGTTCAGTCAACCACAGACTCAAGCAGTAAAACAACTGGTGCAGTCGTTGTAA